AATGGTAACTGGCTGCGAATCCACGCAGCATGAAGTAACTAGAACTTGCTACCTTTCCAAATGACTTTGTTTTAAACGTTTCATCCCTTGCTGCGTCAATTGCAGGAATTGAAACACTCGGTTCAAGTTGTTTTAATTCATTTAAAAACAATGGCATTGTGTCAACTATGTCTCTAACCTTTGGCTCAACTTGCATAAGTGCAAATAAATCGGAGATTTGAAACCCGTCACCAAGTTTGTTTTCAATAATGATAATTGAAATGAAAAAGTTGGCAATCGTATTCTTAATGTTCTCAAAATTAGGACTAGTTCCAAAGTCGATTTTGATTTTTTGTAATTCTTTCATTCTGTTGCTTATTTAGTAAGTGTTTCAAAAAGAGACTTCATTTTGTTTAAAACAAAGTTTATTGTTAAAAGTATAACATCATTCTTTGGCTTCACTCTTTCCTGTTGCTTAATTGATAAGAAATGGTAGAATATCGAAACGGTGTCTCCAAGTGCAAACAAGAATATTATAAAGTCAACTCCAAACCCGATTGATGTTGAGTATTTTCCCGCAGTTTTGACAAGTAGGGAGAATGCTATTGGGAGAATCACGATTAGGAATTTTGCAAAAATGCCAACCCTGAATTTTTTCCACGAAAATTCATTTAGAATTGTATATGAAGCTATCCCAAACAGTGCATCAAGTATCATTAGACCCAACCATGCAACAAAAATATCAAGCGTAATACCCAAGTATAATGCAAAGGCATAAGCAGACGTTTTTACCCAATCAATACTCATATTTTTTAGTATTTTGATACCAATATATACATGTTAGATGATATCTTTATAAAGTCGATAACTTCACGACCATTTAATACGTAAGTTGTTGAAACAACACCTTTATCGGATATGTTTATTCCGCTTGGAAATGTTACTGTGATTGATGATGAATTGGTATTTTCAACTATGCCATGTTCGCCAACTACTAGATTGTATGAATAGTTTCCATTTACACTAACCCTTGCCATTTGATTAGTATAATTTGTTCCTATATCGCTATACAAGGCAACTGTTCTAATCCCTCTAGTTGGGTCTTTAAATGTTAAATCGCCAGAATAGTAATATAGTGATTTTGCATTTGTAGGTGTTGAGTTTGCAGCATTGTCAAACCTATAATATTTTGTCTGAATGTATGGGTCTGAAACGCCGTCAATTTTTATATTTCCAAACAAATGAAATGCTCCTTGTTCACTTAATGATGCTATTTGGTCGCCAGTATTCTTAAGGAAAAAGAATGCACTAGTGGTTTGGTTATTATCAGAATCAATAAGTAGCTGAATGCTGTTTGTTGACTTTAATTTCCAATTCCCTATGCTTATGTCATTTGTAGCGATATGATTACCTAAATTGTCGCCACCAATCGGCAAGGCATCTAGCTGTTGTTTTGTGACAAAGTCGTTAGGGCCAACTGCATCCGCTCCTGATACATTTTCGTAACCATTTCCATCATCCAGAAACCAAAATTTGCCCCCAAAATATTGAAGCCTGTTTTTATTAGTAACATTACCTATCGTAATGTCTCCTAGAATCGAATTGCCAACAACATGTAGTTTCTGCTCTGGATTTGTTATTCCAATGCCAATATTCCCCGACGGAATTGACCACATATTGTTGCCAGATACGTTCCAGTCGTTATCGTTAACATTTGTAGGGTCAGCCCATAGAATAAGGTTGCCTGCGCCTTTAGTTAATATTTGCCCTGCATTTCCACCCGAAAGTATTTTAACTTTCTTTTTTGGAGAACTTGGGTCAGTAATAGGGATTCCTATTGTCCTTGTGCGAAGTTGCTCAATGAATTGAGCGTTAGTTGTGCATGAAAAGGAAATGAGAAATAAAAATAAAAAAGGGATGAATTTCATTTTTTGTGTTTTAAATAAAAAAGAGCCAATGCTATATCAATCTAATATAACTCAAAACGAGCTATATCAATCTAATATAACTCAAAACGAGCTATATCAATCTAATATAACATTGGCTCTTTCTACCAGAAAGATATTCCAAGGTCTTTTGGGACTCGCACGGTTTTCTTGTTTACTACATCATTTTTAACACCTAATTGTAGTGTAAACTCAGTAATAATTCCATGCTGCCAACAATATTCTCCATCATTATATTCCGACTTGTCCATCTTGCGAACTAGTCCAATTCCCAACGTAACTTTTGATGTATTTCCTTTGTTATTTTTACTACCTCCTCCAATTGGGAAATTCCCATAATGCGCATCAAAAGGCCAAAACCAGTCTGCGATATTAAATAAAAATGTACTTGAATCAAAAGGCAACCATTCTGATTCAATGGGGTTGCGTAAAACAGGAGTATTAGAGCTTCCATCAATCATCCACTGCGCTCCCCCAAAAAATGCTTTTCTACTTTTTGAGTAATCTGAAGGATAAACGTCTCCTTCGGTACTTGGGTATCTTGTTCCATTTAGATGCGTCAAGTGCGCCCACTTTGACCAATTGGTTCTACCATACGCAATACTACTATCAACGTTTCGTCTTGATGCTTTTCTAAACAACCAAATAGAGTATTTACTCTTATCAATATTGTCTAGCTGGCCATCAAAATTAATTCGTAATGGTCTTATGTATAACCCATCAGTGTAAACAGATTTTAATTTCGTGAGTCTAGGAACAATTGACAACGGGTCTGTAACCATTGTATGCGCTTGCTGTGATTCAGTACTTTGAACATACGGAAGCAACTGCGAGCCATCCCACATTTTTAAATCAGAAATTTTTGGCGTACCGTCAAAAACTTTGCGAAATCCTACAATTTCCCCAATTCTAAAGTTTATTCTTGATGTGTCAGCCCCTTCATCCAATACGTAGTTACATGAAATTGGGTGGTTTGTGCCATCACAATCCCCACAACCACCGCAGCCTTTTGAATATTTTGAACTCATTTTGTTATATTTTCAAAGATAAAGGAAGTGCAGTGGTCTCTGGTGTAAATCCTTCCCAATCAAATGTGAAGTTTATTTTGACAAGTTCTTTCCTGTTTGGTGAAATAACTTTCTTAGCATCAATACTGGCACGAATGCCATCATTCCCGCCATGAAGGGTGTCGCCAGTTGTGAACCATAGATAAAATTGTGTAGCAGGGTATTGCTCAATATGGTGAAGCAAGTCTAAATGTGCCTTACAGATATTGTCAACAGCAAATTTTACAGTATGTGCTTTTTCGGAATAATAAACTCGACCCAATGAGTAGGTTGATTTTTCATTTGATGCTTCTGGCATTTCGCCAACGCCATACATAGTCCTAATGTATTTGTTTGTACCATCATCATCAAGAGTATCTGACAATCTGGTATCCCACTCGGCAGTATCAGAAAAGTCGTTAAATGGTGCGAAACCATTTCTAAACCTTACGGAATCAATCCTTCCATACTTCAACTTGGCATCACAAATTGAAGAACAAGTCTTTGGAGTGTTAAGGGTGGGAATACAAAGTTCTGGCATGATTGCTTTTTTTATTTAAAAGCAAAAGTAGTCTATTGTTCTTCTTTTGGCAATAATCGTAGATTAATTTATACGTTTCTAAAAACGATGATATCTCCAGAGTATAGTGTGTATTCTGTGTTGAATGTTATAAGTCCGTTTATAATAGATTGTATGTGTAAGTTTGGGTTTATTTCTTGTGGGAATCCGTTTACAGTAATTAGAAATGGTGTTTCAAATCCAGTAGGAAGTTGGAATTGATTAGTATCTGATTGGATTATTGAGAAATCTATTGACATCCCACAGAATTTTCTAAATACAATTACATCATCAATAAATACTTCGTATTCGGTGTTGAATATTAAGACGCCATTGTTAAAAGATAACAAAGGTTGTGTTGCTCCTATTTCTTGTGGGAATCCATTTACAGTAACTAGACAGTTGTTGTAATTGTGGTCAGTTGTCGGAGCGTTTACAGTATTTGTATTTTGAGAGACTGTAATTGTGGATGTTGTTGCCAAACAGTCAGAAGCTTGCGTTCCACAACATTTTCGCAAAACAGCATAATAGAATCTATGTATTCTTCTGTCTCTGGTGCGTTCTGGGTAGTCTATTATTATTCCTTTGTCATCTGTTGTGATAATTTCTGACAAATCCCATCCATCTGGTGGAATATAATCTTCTAGCAATGTACCGTTAAACATTTTTAATGTTTGCACAGTTCCGTTTTGAAGCAAGGCAAGGTCGCCTAACAACATGTTTTCAGATGCATAGGTGTTAAATCCGTTTTCAGAAAAACGCCATTTTATTTTTAAATAACTTGTACTTATGTTTGATACTGACATCCGTTGAAATTATACTGTTACATTAAAACTATCGGTATCTTCAATCCAGTTTCCCAAAGAATCTAAAACTTCAATCCATAGTGTGCTTCCAGTTGCTATGTTTCCAACATTTAGAGTGCCATATAATAGTGATGTTGAACTGCGAATTATTGGCGTTCCACCATTTATAGTGACTCTTATTTGGGTGGGTGAAATTACAAGGGTTTGCAAATAAACATCTGTTCCAACTCTTGATTGATTTATGAATCCTATTAGTACTTCCGCAGTCGGTGGAGTATTTGGGTCATTATCTGTTCTGTATGCGTACAGAGAAGAAGATGAATAATCGTGGTTTCTCCAATGAAGAATGTCACCACTAGAAAGATTCTCAACAACATGGAGTGTGCCGTCTGGCTTTTTTAACACTAGCATTTTTATACCAGAATTAAGTATAGCGTATTGGCCAACTTGAAGTGATTTGGTTTCCCCATTTGTTATATATGTGTGGTCAACCCAATCTGTAATTGTTCCTTCATATTCAATTGCTATCGGTAGTATTATTCTTTCTGATATTTTCCCACAACAACCAGAAGTGGATATTACAGATGTTTCCCATGATAAGATGCATGAGCCACATTCATCTTCGTCTTCAAATTCTGTTTCTATAGTGGGATTTGAAATCTTGTGTGATGTATCTCCGATTGTTATTACAGATTCATTAAATGTTGCCATTGCTTGAATCATGTCTGCCATCGAATTGGATAGTTTTAGTTTAATTAAACTAAACTTTGTTACTTTTACAGAGTTTATCTTGGTAATATTATTCTTCTTTATTGTTTTGTCAAAATTCGTTTCATATTTAGAGTTTAGTTCTCCATAGTCAGTCCAAATTCGTATGTCTGCGTCAACAGTAAAGTTTGATTCGTTTATTCCACTTTCAAATAAGTATGGGAATACATCAGAACAAGAGTCAAGTTTTATTTCAACTGGACAAGTTGTATTGTATTCATATACTTCTGAAATATATGTAGTCTCATTATTGAATTCATCTGTTGTTTTGATAATCCATACAAACTTTCCACCTTGAAGTAATGCTTCTGAATCTAATGTGTTTCCTCCATTTAAAATCCAATATATTCCATCGTTATTCTGAAAAGAAACCCAAGGCAGGTCAGATGCTGCTATGTATCCATCTTCTTCTTTAAAAGACCAAATTTGTAACTCTGGAACATTGTAATTGTCTGTTTTTATAACCATGTATGGTATATATCGGTCAATACCAATAGTATTGTGACATGCTTTTTGTGGATTCATTATGCTTCCATCTGTATCAAAGTCATACTTTTTCCAACCATAAGGGTTGAAAGGTTGGTCAGTTGTCATTTTGTTAGCTTTAATTTAACTAAATCTGTTTCAATATTCCACTCTGCTGTTTCAATATTGTAAAATTCACCTTCATGTTCAAGGCTGTTTGATGAATCTATAATTTCGCAACAAATACTTGCTTCTGCTTCAAAACTTTGTAGTGCCATTGTATCAACTTCTTCATAAGTTCCATTTGGTAGCTTTATAATACCAGATGGTCTGTTCCATTTGTGTAAATTGGTCAACAAAAACGAAAGAGATAAAACGAAGTTTTCTTTTATAACAAATGATTGTCCATTTAAGTCGGGTGGAGTACAAGCAATAAGTACATATCCGCTATCTTCTTTTATGGTGTCAGTATGTGAAGCTATCCAGGCAACATCAGTCGAAAGGTAAGTTATTTTGTTTGTAATTTCGTCATGACCGCAAATATAATCAAAAAGTTCGTTTCCTTTCCATTCGTCAGAGCATTCAACTGGAAACTCCCACCTTTCTGATTTTATATTTTTATCTGTTAAGGCTTTGGGCTCATTGATAAACTTGTCTATACTAAAGCAGCCATTGTTTAAAGACTTCCAATAGTTTGAATGTTCAAGTTGGTAGTACTTTCCAGTTTCGTTCTCTTTAATCCTTATATCAACGTTAAACATTGTTTTAAGGTCTTTTAGCAACTGTTTTGGACTCATTCTGAATAGACTGCTAAATTCGTCTGCTTCCGTATCTAAAACATCACCTATTTGGTGAATTATTATGTTTTGATAATTCAATTTTAGATCGCCATACATTATTAAATTTCCCGTTGGAGTTGGCGTGTTTGTTGGTAATGTGTTAAGGTCGTTGTATTGGGAGAAGAAGTGTGAATAAACTGGACAACCAAGCATGCTTTCAAGAAGTGCGAACAATGGCACTCCATTTGGAATTGTTGATGGGAATTTTTCAGTTGAACTCGGTTCGTGCTTCCATAAGTATCTTCCATTTGTTAGAACCTTTACAAATACCCAATTGTGTATTGTATCTGGTGGTGTATTTATTCCCGTAGTTGTAACGACACGACCATAAGTAGTTCTTTGATTCCACCTTACAATATCTTCCCATTCATAGCAACCACCGCCCTGTTCATTTGCATCGTATTCTGAAACACAGCAATTTTTGTCATACTCGTAATACTCGTTTTTTTGAAGAAAATATTCTTCAAACTCTCCACACTCTAACGGGTTGTTTAGGGGGTCAATAGGAAGTGGTTGGTAATCATTGTAGCAATCAAGGCAAAATTCGCCACATCCACCTTCCTCGCAAATTAACAATTGGTGTTCACCACGAAGCCTTGATTGAGTTATAAGCCCAAGGTCTCTTAAATCGTTGTAATGGTTGTAGTCTTTTGCTTTTTCTGGACATGATATTTTGGTTTCATTAATTGTATTTATTGTAAGGTGGCAATCATCATTGTCAAAATCACAATCTTTTACATTGAATTCTCCATGAAATATAGTTTCATTTTGTGATTTTATTTCGATGGTATTGTTGGCGCAATGTGTGTATAATTGTGCTTTTATTTGTTCATAGTTTTGCCCCCATACTTTTAAGCCTTTTATTGACTTTGAAAGAATTCCGTTTTTAAACTTATTTAAAATAATGCAATCCCATGAGAAGTTTTCATCTGGGAGTGTTGCAACGCTTTCTGTTGTCGTTCCAGATGAAAGTGTAAAATATCTATATGTTATTTCTATTTTAAATTTCATGCAATTTTATTTCTGTTCTTTTTTGGTTTAGAACTTAATATTTTGTTCTGAATTCTTAGAAGAGTGTTAGTTTCAGAAAGGTCTATACTGTTTTTTGAAAGGATGCTGTTTATATTGATTATTTTGGTAGTATTAAGGTGCTTTGTTGAATTTTCAGTACTGACAAATACTTTTCGACCCGAATTGACCAAACTTGCGAATCTTTGTATAGCCCCCCAATTGTTTCTAGTAGCTTCTTTGTTTGTAACAATTATACCTTCATCACGTTCTGCTTCGATTCCCGTAGAAACTCCATCTTTCCTTACAAGATGTTCCCCACCTTCATCATGCGACCTGTCAGTAAGTTTCATAGCAAGACCTTTTCTAGCCTTAATCAATGAATATGCTTTTGCTTTCATTGCTCCAAATGCTCCTAGCATTAAGCCGATTGTTGTTATAGCTAGTGGAATTCCGACAAAAGGTATTTTGGACAACGATTTGAATATGTTTACAGATGCAGTTATAAGTCCACTCGCCTGCGTAGCTGTGTCAACAGCGAATTGTAGCTTTTGCATTTTAATTTGGTCAGCAATCGCTTCCGCACGTATGGCTTTTTCTTCTTCAAGTTGCTTTTGCGTAGAAGCTAAATTGTTGTTTATATTGTTATCATGTAAATCTTGTTCAATTGACACTTTTTCTTCAAGGTCTGAAATTCTATCTGTACTTGCATCAATAATTCTTTGCTGCTGCTCAATATATAAGTCTGAGAATTGCATCAAGGAATCCTTTATTGATTTGAACGCATCTTTTAGAAGCTTCTCACCTTCGCCATCTATACCTAAACTTTTAAATAAATTAACTGGCTCTTTTGAATTTGCTTCATCAATTGCCTTACCAAGACCTTCTTGGTAATCTTTGAAAAACTTCCCAAGTCCACTTTCTACATCTGTTAAATCTATGGGAAGGGCTTTTACTGGTTGCGCTTCTGGGGATTCAATCTTTGGAACTATTTGTATAGAACCAAAATCAGCTTCTATCTTAGCTTTTACTTTGTCGATATCTGACTGCGATATATCAAGGCTAATATCTAACTCAACAGCAAGTTGTTTTAATTGGTCAAACGAAGATTGGAGATTGTCCTTTAAATTTTTGATATACTTTTCCCTTTCGTCTTTATCATGTTCCCTAACTTCATCTGTCTTGGACTTGATTAATTTATATAAACTTTCTTCAAGAGCCATCTTTTGTTTAATAGCTTCTTTTGCTTTCTGGGCAGCTTCTCTTTGTTTGGCAGCATTCTCTTCAATAAATCCGCCAATCTGGGCAACTAGACTAGCTTCCCTTCCAGAAGCATCAGCTTGCAAATCGTATATTGATTTTACACGCTCCGCAAGAGTTTCAAAATCTGAAAGTTGGGCTTCTGAAATTCCTATCTGGGAAGTAATTAGATTAGCAATAAATGCTTTGTCATTTATATCTTTGTATTTCTCCCCAATAGTTGCAAGAACAAAGGCGTATTTTGAAGCTTCATCTTTATTCCCAACTATACCGAGTTGTGTTTTAATCAATGCTTCTGTTGTTTTTAGTTGGTTGTCAAGGTTTTCTTTGTCAATCTTGGCTGCCTGCTTCAAATAGCCTATACGCTTCTCTAGTGGCTTGTTTCTGTCTTCTGCTAGTGTCTTTAATCTTTCATATTCCGCTCTAGTTTTGGCAGCTCTTACTTCATCAAGTATTTGGGCTTTTTCTATATTTTGAAATTGCCCTTCAAGTAAAACTCCTAAGTTGTAATTATTTAGCATTTCTTCACCAATACCCTTTAAGGATTCTTTAACACCGTCAAGACCAGTAGTTTTAAAATTTAACAAGGCGTTTCCTAGTTTTACAGCCCTGTCAATAACTACATCCCAGATTGCTGTTAAACCTGCAAAAACACGCTGCAACTTTTCTGCTCCTGCTTGTGATTTGGTAAAAACTGCTACCAAAGCTGTTATTGCTGCAATAATGGCAAATATTGGAATTGCAATTAGAGCCCGTCCAAATATTTTTGCTGCCTTAGTTCCTGATGATAATCCCTTTGGTAACTTGATTATCTTTGATACAAATGATTTCGTGTGCTTTGTCGATATGGAAATTACATCGTCAAGAGATTTTGCACTCTTAACTTCTTCAAGAAATGATTTCGATACATCCTTAGTTATTTTACTTAAAGTCTTAGATTCCTTGGCAGCTTCTTTTGTGCCTTTTACAACTTTCTGTAAAATTGGGCTGATTTTGTTATTTGGTGCTTTGAAAGCTTTGCTTTTTTCCTTATCAAATTCCTTAAATGATTCGTTAAGGTCATCTGACTTATCTTGCACTTCTTGCATTCCATTGATAAGGTCTGAAACATCTCCTTTAAATTCAATCTGTTCTTTCATCAGCTATATCTTTCGTGTTTACAAGGGTTAAAAAAAAATTATCAGCACTCATTTTTTGCAAGAAATGGATTGGCTCATTTAAGAATAGGCTCAATCTTATTTCTAATTCATTTAAACTTTTGGCTTTACGCAGAACCGAATCTTGTACATTTTCATATTCAGAGTTTACTCCCCTGAAAAAGTCGGAAAATCTCCACTGTAACTTGTCAAAGATTTGAATACTAATTCTACCACCAATGTAAAAATTGAACGCCTTGAAATGTTCGACTTTTCAAAAGCATGTAGTTTCTCTATGTGAATCGCTTCGTTAAATTCACTTGGGTCTTCATCTTCTCTTATGGCTAGGCAAGCAAATATTTGCATCCTTGCATCTGTTCTTTGACTGAAATTTTTCCCAACACTAACAACAAGGTCATTTGAAAGTACAGCAGCATCTACGTTTCTACCACCTTCTTGAAGGGCATTGTTAAGCTGAACCTGCTTTTCATATAATTCCCCCCAACTTCTTCCAGTCGCAGCGATAAGCATAAATTCATCAAGTCTTTTAAATCTCTCCCACGAAACATCTGTTATAAGTGTGTATTTAACCTTATTAACTGTAATTATTTCTAACTGGTCTATGCTCCTTGCATTTTTAGTTAATTGGTTGTATTCTCCTTCTGTAAGTGAATCTAAAAATTGTTGCTCTGCTCTGCTATGCAAAGCAATCATTTTCTCATACTTAATCTTTGCATTCATTAGATACTGTTATTTGTACTGGACACTTTGATATTGTGGCAGTAAATGAAAAGTTTATTTGGAATAGTTGGTATGGGTGCATATCTAGATATTCGTTTTCATCTGTAAGCTTATATTTTGACTTAGCTTGATGTTCTACTATTCCAGTCGATTCAATTGATATGTTTATTGGGCCAGTTGCACAGTCATGAATGTTTAAATCTTGCAACAACGCCAACTGTAAACTAGGTTTCCCTTTGATTTTGCAAACATTCCCCCAAAATGAAATACTTCCAATTCCTTCGCCAGAATATCTTGTTGCAGATAGTTCTTTGAAAGATGAAGATGACATTTCTACAAACATTATTGAACTGTCATCTTTCTTCGGAATCATTGGGTAATAATCGCCTTTGAAAGAATGCTCCTTCCCATTTATGAAGATGGATTGAGAAACAGGGTATGTTTGTTTAGTTGTGGTTAATACTCTGGAATAACCGCCAACAATATGTGTATATGGAAGTTCGGAAACTTTCCTAGCTATTTCGTTTGCTACTTCTCTAACCATGACATTGCTTTTTGAATCAACATTGATACAAAGATAGCGTAAAATATTGACAATAATAAATTGGGCAAATGTGCAAACGTGGCAGTTGATCCGTTAATGTATTCTTTTAGTTTAATTAAAATAAAAGCCCACAATGCGATCTGACCTGTAAAACATTGAATGCATTTCCCAAGTGGTTTTTGAATTGTTTCACTAAATAGTTCTACAAAATCGAACCACCAGTTAAATTCTAACTCCAAAAATGTGTAACATGCGATTGGTATAAGGGTGTATAGTTCGTAGTCAATCATAACATCATAACTTTACTTTGTTCTTTTTAATTATTGTGAAAACTTTATTACCAATCCATTCTGCAAGATAAGCATCAGCTTCGTCATTGTTTCTATCTGCAACCTGACCCCTTGCATCCATTATGAAGTTAACACAATGTAGTATTTCATGCACAATTACGCCTTCCGTAAGTTTAACATTAGAAAAAGGGTTTAAAACAATGAAAAATCCTTGTTCTCCATTAAAGTTATCGTAAATGCAATGAGCATACAGATGGTGGTCACATTTTTTAAAAAAAACGTACTTATTAACAAATTCTATATTGTCGCTTATAATTATTATAAGTTTACCTTTGTACAACGGTATGTCGAAATGGTGCTTTGTATTTATTATTTTAGCCATATTTTATTTTAAAGCGTTGTGAATTGCATTTTGTAGGCGTTTTCGCATTCCTAAGTGTGCTACACTTAGTTCTATCTTGCTTGGGTTTATTATCTTTTTTTTCTCTCTTACAGAGCCGTATTTTGCTTTAAATGAGTTTTTTTTATCCATGCCTATAATGACGTGGAACTTTGTTTTAGTTGCAGAGTTGTTTTGAACGGCAAAGCTTCTCCACATATCACCAGTAAAAGAAAAGTCTTTATTTTTTGTTTGGAAACCGTTTAATTCTCTAAACACTTTGTATGATATAAGCTGATTGTCCTTCGCAAGTTTTGAAATTTTGTTATTCGCACTTGCATTTCTGCCCCGACCATAATACAAGAATGCAGGAACTCCTTTTTTAGAGTAAGGAGAAAATTTAACGCCATCGTAGGCAAGACCCTTTTGTGTAACTCTGTTAGATATCATTGCTACCAAATCGGAGCCAAAGCCGTAAGAAGCAGATGGTAGCTCATTTATGAGTGCTATTTCAGCTTTTGCAAACTTTGCTTTTATTCTTGAAAATGGCAATTTGTTTTATTTAAATTAGTTGAAAAGTTCTCTCCTAATTAATGGTTTCTTACAATTCATACAAGAATCTATATTGTGAATATTCTTTGAAAGATAGTCTATTGCTTCAATAATGTATTGAGCGGACTTTTCGTCAAATATATCTGAATAGTATGCAGCGTTATCTTTAGCCATTAGATTTTCTCTTGAAATAACGGTGTCCATTAAAGCTGCCTTCATTATTAGTGATGCAGCTTGGTATTGAGTGGCAAGTGCAATAGCAATGTCTAAAGGGGAGTTATCATTATAAGGGTTGGCACATGCCCATTGAGACATGTCGCAACCCAACTCTACCTTTACAATCATGTTTAGAGATTTTGAAGCGTTTTTTATGTTGCAAACATCTGAAAGCTTCATGACAGAAACCCCGCCTACCATAATGTCATTTGCCCACATTGGAGCCCGTCTGCTCCTGTTTAAATAATATGGTTTATCACAACAATATTCTTGCTTCCAACCACCACAAGTACATGCGTCCATTACTAGATTGGTGGTGATAGTTTCATGCAAAATGTATATTGGTCGCCCATCTGTTTGACATGTGAAGTTTACATTGCATTCTTTGTTTGTCTCAATGGTTAGTGGGTCGCCTAATTGGTCGCCATTTGAATCTACAATGAAAGCCATAACCGAACTTTGCAAAGTTTCCTTTGGGGTTGGAATTGTTATAGATGATATTTTGATGGTGCTTCCCTTTCCCGTAACTTTAGGCTTGATTGCGACACCTTGAAATCTAGAGTTTCCAGAAGATGTTCTTCTGTTGTATTCATAGCCCACTCGTGCAACTATTTTTGGTCTAGGGTCTAATTCTTTGGCAGAATGTAGGATTAGTTTGTTTTTAACGACTTTATACGCATCTGCAATGCGCTTTCTTGATTCTTTAAAAACATCACCGCTACAACAATCTTTAAGAAGTGGTTCTAACTCTGGAATATCAGATAAGTATAATCCAGACCTTGAACTTTTATCACATTCGCTAACTGAAACTAGATTGTCAAAACACATAATTAATCTTTTTATTTAAAATAGCCCGTTCGACATAGTACATCGAACGGGCGCAAGTAAAAATGAATGAAGTGAGATTCTTCGCTCGACTATCCTTTTACAAATCCTAAGAATCCAGTTGATGCACTATTACAAAGATTAGGGGATAAGAAGAAGTCATAATGCACTTCTCCCATAAATCTATCTTCGTAAACACCTGCGATACAAACTTGTTGGTAGGTGATGTCAATCTCCAACCAAGGCAAAATTTTGCTCTTAAATTTGTAAATCGTTTTCTCTGGATTCTTCAAAGTTACAGGTACTTCCGTAAACCTGTTTTCAGTAACAACAGCGTAGGAAGCTGGGTCAATTACATAGGTAGTAAGGTTTGGGTTCAAAGTATTTACATACTTGTCTCTCGTAATTGGAATAATTTCCTTACAATCTCCCGTCTTACAACCTGCTGCAATTTCAGCTTGAACCATCATGAAGTTAGAGCCATCTAAAATGAATGGGTTGTTCATAAAGGAAGTTTCTGCTGCTAACTGGATGTATGGTAAAAGACCCATGTCAAAATAGGCAGGTTTGTTAGCCGTATTTGACGCTGTGATTGTTGTAAGCTTTGTCGCTCCATCAAAAATAGCTTGTCCTTCCAAGTTCTCAACTGTCAACAAATTGTCGCCTAATGAAGCCCCTATGAAGGCTACACCTGCTTTGTTCAACTTGTTACAAATAACTTGGTCAAGCGCCTTTAATTGTTCAGCAATCAAAAATGAACGTTCAAGAGAACTTTCACTAAATTTGTTGATTACTTTTACAGTATGTGAAACACACTTTTGTATTTCGTAAGTTTGACTTCCAGATTCAAGTTCTACACCATCTGGAACGTCACAGGCAGGCGTGGCGCAATCTGATGCATCTTGCTCGCAGTTAACACTTTTCAACCATTGTACAACAGTTTTAATGTGCTTCGTGTCTGGCGATTCAAAATTAATTGAGTTTACAATCTGCTCGGTTTTAAGCAATTCGATTGTTACGGTGTTCGCTTCAAGACCACGTTTGGAAAATTTTTCATCCCAAACTTGGTCTAACTGTACGACTGCATCTAGCAAATCGTATTCAGTAAATACTCCTTGTGGCATATTATTTTTTATTTAAAAGGAAAACAATATGATGAAAAGGAATCTTGGAACTATACTCTGGATGCTTCGTAAGCTTTCTTAGCCAAAAGTCTTTCTTCTGGTTTTAGATTTGGGTCATTTATGACCTTGGCATACTTCTTCAAACCGTCAGCACCAGAAAAATCATAATTGGTTGATCCACCGCCACCGCCACCGCCATTACCACCTTGACCGCCACCGCCACCGCCATCTTGCTGTTTTGTTGTAGGGAAGTAAGATGTAATTATCTTGTTCAAATAATTATCTTGCTTCATTGGTAATGAATGTTTGTCAAGAAGAATTTCTTCACCATTGTAAACTATGCCGTCTTTAAAAGACACGTTTTTAGACTTAATTACATTTAAAATTAACTCTAATTGGTTTGGCAATGTAGAAGCTGTATTAACAACGTTGAGTTGCTTAAACTTCTGTGTTAGCAATGGCAATAAAGATACTTCTGTGGCAAGTGATTCTCTTAAACGCTTTTCAGCGATAAGTTTGGCTTCATATTCAGCCTTTTGAGTTTCTAGTTGTGCTTCTATAGACAGTTGCAAAGCTTTGTAGTCAGCAGATTCTTTAGCATTAAAATCTTCTGGTTTCTTTGCAGCAATAAGCGCTTTTAAAGCAGCAATCTTTTCTTCTACTGTCTCGCCTTCGACTTTGCCAAAAGTTGAAGTAATTGCTGCTTCTACATCTTCCGCACGTTTCTTAAAGCCTGTATTGTGACCTTCTTGAAACTTGGTTGTTTTAGCTGCTGCAATTTGGGCAGTAAGGCTTGATGATTTTTCAGCGTCTAACGTTTTAATCGCTTCCATCCAGTTGTCGGATAGTTCTTCAAGAACATTTCCATCCTGCCCCTTTTTAGAGATGAGAGCCTTTACATCTTCCTCGCTTTTACCGTATAATGTGATAAGTAGCGCTTTTACTTTCTCGAATTCGTTCATTTAGTCAATGTTTAGTTGATACTTGCAATAGTTGATAATTCCCTGAACCGTTTTATCTTTGTAATTCGATTCCATTAGCAAAGATAGGCATTTTTTGTAACTTTTTTTATTTAAAAGAACCTTAGCCTGTTCTACAACCTTGTTGCGTTCTTTTACATACAAAGCAAACTGCTCTTTTTCAGTCAACTTTGGTTTCGGTAAATCTTTAACAACTTGTTTTGAGTTAGTGGTTTTCTTAGTCATCTTGGTTTGAGTTTGTAAGTTTGTCAATTGATTTTAACTCTTTTTTAATTTGCCTGACATATCCAGTAGGATTTGTGTCAAGAATATCTTGTAAAGATTTTTTTCTCAACTCCAGATCTTCAATCTCTAATGCAGATTTGATTACCTTTTCAATAAGGTCATCTGTTGGGGTTTTGGCTTCAACAATTGTTCCACCAGATTGCTTTAGGTGTAAATCGTAAACAAGTTTAGGAACTCTTTTAATTTCGCCATTTTTCATTTTAACGTCAATCATCTTGTGATATTTTTATGACATCCACAAATCTCTTGTGAAGTCGATTATAAGTGACTGGTAGAATAGAAGCATCTATATCCAGTTTGTATTTCTCGCAAAACATGTAGGCAGCTTCCATTTGGGTAGCTTCGGGTTTTGCATACGCATATCCTTGCATCCAACCGAATAGTATTTGGTTAAACAAACTCTCTGCATACATATCTTGTATGCTTTTTTCAAACTTGCTTTTTGCCATTAAAAAATAAGTTTGTATGCTATGTAGAATCCTAATGAGTTCACAAAATAAATAGAAGCTATTATTATGGCTATAATTATTTTGTAAAAGAAGGATGTTGTCGGCTCATATGAAATGAAGAATAATAATCCAAATGATATGAGTAATAGTAGTCTTTCAATCATTGAAAGCAGATGCCAACTATCTGTAAATGATACAAATAGGGTCGTTGACAGGATAAATTTTGGTTCTCTAGTTCCGTCTTTATATTTGTTAAGGTATGTTAGTCCTGTCTTGTTCCAAAACTTACTGCCTTTTGTATTGGTAACTTCGTGAAACTTTTGTGTGTGAAACTCGATTGCGTCTCTAGTTCCTCTGGCCAACCCAGATAAAAGTATAAGGATTAGTGCTGTATAACCTGCTATGTTTAAGTTCATTGTGATAGTTTTAGTGCTTTGTAAGTTGACTCCGTGATATACTTTGGGAAATGCCTGCAATTAAACCCCCCCATATGTACAAGTGGAATGTAACTAGGCTTCCATTTCTCTGGCATATTTAGCAAAGGTGAGTTTACCCAATTTTTAGTTTCTTCAATTGTAAAAGCCTTACCTGCATGCTCCTTACAAAATGGTCTAGATGTGGATATTAATGAGTTGGTGTAGATAAAATAGTTAAGACCGTTATCTTGTGCCGTCTCGGATATTGACAGCCTAGAGTGTCTTAAAATGAAATCTGAAATACTCTTCTTAAACTTGTCAATAAGAAATTCTGAATCTATTACTGTTATAGATTTTTCAAGCATACGTATATCCATTTTCATGGATGATGCTATTGTTAAGGTGTTTTTAAGAGAGTCCGCTCCTAACTGCAATGAGAATAATTGTCCTAATGGAGTGTTTCTTAAAATATTCTTTGAAGTTAAGCCTATTCTTTTGGAAATTGATTTGTGCTTTATATTCCCAAACTTGCTAGATAGTTCTTGGCTTATAACTTCGTTTATTGAATCGAAGCTTTCGTTTAAAATTGGAATGACAGCTTCTTTTAATTCTAGTTCTATTTCAGAAAATATTCTCTGTATCTGTGTGTATATAGAATTCTTTTGTTGCAAGACTAACCCATCTTCTGTATCTAGCAGAAGTAGAAGTTGCTTTACGATTCTGTTTAGTTTGAGTTGTAAACGTACAACTTCAACTTGGATTTGCTCATTTGCAATATCTGTTAAATTTTCTATGTGCTTTTCGTAACTCAAACTTCACCAATTAATTTAGTCGTGTCTAGTTCTAATACAAGCTTGTCAAGTTCAATGTTTATTAACTCTAATTGTCTTGAATCATTAAATGTGAAAAATAAAGGGTTGTTGGTAATTGCACTATTTAAAATGTCTGTGAAGTTTGTGTATAGAACTTTTTTCTTCTTAAGAACAAACGGTGAAGACATTATTGACGTTATCTCAGATATAGTTTTATCTACGAATGGCAGGAACTTTACCCTAGCTTTGTATCGTAACAATTTATCTGTATTATTCGCATACAAGATGCTCGCTATGTCGAATTCTATTTCTATAATTATCTCTGGTGATGCACCAGAATCTTTGGCAACTTTTAGGTCGTTCATTAATGTGTACAAAGTCTTTAGCTTGAAGTCTCTTTGTACAGAATATTTAAACTCTATTTCAGATTCTATTTCTTTTGCCTTTTGTATTGCTTTTAAATAAAACAATGCGACTTCTCCCGCATGATTGGCTATTTGATATAGCGTGTCATAAAGTGAATCTATGGAGTACTCTGTTCCAGTTGCCGTATTAGAAAATTGAGCCTTGTCAAGAGATTCAGCGTTGTAAACTGCTGATTTTGCTTTTGAAATCAACCATTCTAAGGTGTCTTTTTGAAACGTAATAGAATCGACTGGAATCTCGATAAAGTGTACTAAATTCCCAACTGCAATTTCTTCTTCTTTGCTCTTGGGTTTGTCTATTGCAATTATTTCTAGTCCTGTCGAACGGTGTTGGCGAACCTTTCCTATTCCTGCACAAACGCCACATGTTGCATTAGTTTCTTTTAGAATTCCTTTGTTACAGTCTGGGTTGGGGCAATCGTCAAGTGCGACAACTTTTTGCGGATGGGCCAACTTGGTTAAAGCTATGTCGAATTCAGAGTTAAGCTTAATTAGCTTCTTTAGCCAAGATATTGCAGAGTGATAAAATGATATGAATGTAGCGCCCTTATCTTCAATTGATAAGTCATATCCTAATTGCATGGCAAACAAAAAGTCTCTGTTATGTTCAAATACTTCAATGTTAAATCTTTCTGAACCAATCAATATTCCATGCGAAGTGTCGGTAGAATCAATTTTTGATGCTACAATATTCACATCTTTCCCATAAAATGTGATGTTGGAGCGTACTGTGTTTAAATTATTTAAAATAAACTTGGTGGTTTCGTCAGTTTCATCTGGTATAATAACATTGCTAGTTTCTTGACTTGTCTTAATAACAAGATACTTTTTTGGGTCAAAGTCTAAAACATTTTCCGACCATGCTATAAATGGGTATGGCTCTGCTGTTTGATTTAGATTGTCAAATGCCTTCCAATCAAATACAACCCAAGAGTTTGGGTCTATCCTGTTCGCAAGTTGTACAATTTCCGCTGAATGCTTCTTATATCCACCCTTTACGCTTTTTAATGCATAATCGACTATGGTGTTAATCTTTTCTTCATCGCCTGTTAAATCAATTTTAACAGAGTTTCCACGAAACACTTTGTTTACTGGTTTGAATATGGAGTCAATTATACTGGATGTAATTCTTTGCAATATCTTTACCCTAGCTTCATGGTATTCATTTTCTTCTTGAATAAACTTTTTCAAATGCTCTTTAGCTTTGGCAGAGTTGGTAGAAGACAACATATCTAGTTCGTTCGCATATTTCAAACATTGCTCGTAATTTTCGTGACGCTCTCCTTTTAACACAGATAGAAGAATTGCAAGTTCTTTGGGGTGCTTCTGTTTTAGTTCTTCAAGTGTCATGTGTTAGATTTGATATGTTTTTCAAAGTAAATCCCTACAAAGGTATCGAATAAATCGGAGAAAATACAGTTGTTAGGGGCTGCCTTCCTGTTTTTCTCTCCTTTTGTGCTTATTGTAGCCTTCAATTCGGAAATTAGGTTGACACAAGATGGGTCTATTTTGAGTTCTGCAATTTTGTTTTCATTTAAAAGAAACTTGTTGGTAAAGTCTCTTACATATTGGGATGGGTGTCTAAGGATGTTGACATTGTTCTTGGCATTTAAAAGTTTGCAGTAATTGTCAAATATCTGCCTCCTGCCTATTATTTTCTTTTTAGTTTTTGGTTCTAAAATTCCATATACAGACATTCTTTTATGCTCGTTAAATGTTTGTGCAAGATTGGCTAAATCATTTGGATTATTTGCCTTAAATTCTCTTAATACATTGACTACATATTTGTTATTAATTTTTTCAACTTGCACAATAAGACCTGCAACATACGGGGTCTCTATAATTGATGGTATGAATATTGGGTAGAGACTTTTGTCATGAGTTGTTGTGATGCTTATTGAGTTTATATCTCCATTGTAATAGATGGAAGATGAAACACCATTAACGGCATGGTCAATGGCATATGCCGTAAGGTCAATGGCTTCATCATGCTTGGCCAATGGGAACCTTGACATTTCATCAATATATGCCTTATTCCACTTTCCTTCAACCAATACTACGAATCCAGATTCTATTCTTACGCTTGAAAAGTTCGCTCTGGAAACTTTGTTCTCTCTGACCAATGGACTTGTGATGTCAATTGCAGATATAATTTTAGACTTTGAATTTAAGGATTGGCGTAATGATATACCTGATGCTTTAGGTTCTATCAATGTCTTAGATGTTCCAGTAAGAGAGTGGTTGTCGTAGTATTCTTCGACATATTCAATTAGTTTTGGCAATGATTTCCATACTGTTGTAAAATCTCTTATGTAAAGCTTGTTCTCTATAGTGCTGTACCCTGCAATCATTATTCCTGTTGGGTCATTCTTTGTACTTTGGGTATATGCTCCATCAATATAGACATTCCACTTTATATCGGTCGGTAGTGATTTGGAGTTTGTAGTTGTAAACCAAGATTCGTGTATTATCTGGGATTCGGTGTCTGTTGGTTCTTGGTCATATTGAGCCGAGAACTGGCTAGATGTTAATGTGCTTTTAATTAAACTTTCTGACTTTTCTAACCTGTCATCTAGATATCCATTCTTGTTGTAAAGTTTCTTTAGCCAACTTGGTTTTACATTGTTGGTTTTTTGGATCGGGAAACATACGTGGTAAACGTTTAATTCTGGGTTGTTTAAGATGACATCTGTAGTATCTCCCTTAGATGCACGCTGCATGATTAAGAAGGTTGTGCCATGAACCCTTGTAGATATAAATGAGTTTACATGTGCATTTGCTTTATTTAAAACAAGTTCTGTTATGTTTGGCTGCATTACGTCAATAGGGTCATCCGCAAACAGAAAGTCCATATGGAATCCTGTAACTCCAACGCCAATAGAAAACGACTTCCTATAACCCATCTTGTCATTACCGTATTCATCGGTTCTATTCTTGTCAACCTGCAAGCTGAATCTATCCCCCCAATTTTGTTGATACCACTCTGATTGTATTATTTTTCTGGTCTGTGTAGAATGTTCTTTAGACAATCCAGATGAATGAGAAGTGTTGCCCATTCTAACATGTGGGTAAGTTATCCAAATCCATGCAGGTAAGGCTTTAGTCCACAAGGTAGATTTTGTGGTAGCAGGTGGGATATTTATAACAACTACATCATGTTTTGGCTTGCCATTTTGTATATAATATTCTACTTCTTCTTGTGCAAGATTGCATTGAAACTCTATATAGTCGGTTGCAATAAACTTTTTATTTGGCTCAATTATCTCCCAAGAATCTTGAAGGAATTCAAAGAACGAACGCTCACATTGTAGGGCTCTCTTTTTTAGCAAAAGATTCCGCAGCTTTATCTTGGTGCTTATCATTTGCCATTGATTACTTTCTTTGTTAGTTTTTGGATGTCATCGTCAAGTTCAGCTTCTGATGGGATATTCCCAGAATGTACAGTTTCTATTCTCTCAACATAGCCACGTTTCTTGCCCTTTGTTTTTAAATAAAATATAGTTGCTGCTGTATTCTTTCCTTTAATCTGTAAGAATAAAGACGATTCAACAAAGTCTATTGCTTCTTCTGAAATTTCCTCAACAGCTTTTTTATACTCTGAATCTTCTTCAATCCAAGTGTAATGAGTTGAGCGTGGAATCTTCGCTAATGTGCATGCGGAAGTTACAACCCCAAGAGATTTTTTCAAAGCTTCAAGCATCTTCGCTTGTCTAATTTTGGTCGATACTGCCATTTGTCCTTTTTAATGTGTACGGTTTTGTTTTAGTAACAAAGCCCAATTTTCCAGAACTTTTTTAATTTGTTCCAAAAATTTCCTATCTGTAAGTAGGTCTTTATCCCAAATCTCTAAAAGTATTTCTATATTGTAAATCTCTGCTCCTACAAATTCCTCTTTAGAATCATTTGCAGTTTTATCTTCAAATGTCGTGACTATATCTATTGTGAGATTTTGTATAGTGTCAATCAGCTTTTGAGAAACTTGCCCTAATTGTGAAAAAATTAGGCTTTCGATGTTGCACAAATCTGTATAAAATTTGTTTTTCATGTTGGTAGTTTAAATTGAAAATTCGTTGTAACAATGTGGGCAAATACACTTTTCTGGCTCTACAATTATAGGCTGATAATACGGTGATTCTTATCAGATGGTTCTATGTCTCTAGGATTCTTATAGACTATTTTTAAGTCGGAATGGTTCGTTCCCATCTTGTTCTTCTTTTTTTGCATTTAAAAGCATTGACGTTGTTATCCATGCTTTGGAGTATTCGGCATCTTTGTACAGGTTTGAATACCCCGTAATATGTTTAAGCCTTAAAACTTCTTCAGCTTCCATGCCTAGTTGGTTAGCTACATCAGCATCCGACATTCCATTGTTTAGCATCTTGAATACTAGAGTTGACATAGATTCAACTGCATGTGTTCCCCTTGCCCTGTTATGTCTTACGGTGGATGCTATTCTTTGGTTAATTGTTTTATTTAAAATAACTACTGGAAGTTTCCCACCTGTTTTCTTGCTTATGTTTTTGTATGTTTTGGCAATCATGGTTCTGTGGAACCCGTCAATAATTACATACTTGTTTTTACTCGGGTCTTTAACAACAACAACAGGTTGAGTATAGCCATCTTCTTCGATTGATTTTGCCAACAGTTTCATTTCTTTCTTTGCAACTGAATTAGGGTTGTATTCGTTTGCCACAACATCTTTAATGTCAACCCAAGTTACATTTCCAACTGGATTCTCTTTTTGTGGAGAAATGTTGTGAAGATACAGGTTAACTGCTTGTGATAAAGAATAGAAGTCAGCACCGTCACTTAAAAGTTTGTCGATTAGGGCTATTGCTTCTTCTGAAGCTTTCGCCTGTGTAGTTTTTGCCATGCTGTTATTTTGTGGTTCTTTAATAAAGTGAAAACAAAGTCATTACGAAGTATAGTTGTTACTATAACTCTGTTAAGGCTAGATATTATTTCAATCTTTTCATCTTCTGAAATATCAAATTCCTTGTCGATACTGTCAAACTTTGTTTTAAAGTAATTTATCTTCTTTATAAATGATTCCCTGTAATCGTCAGAAATAAGAGTAACAAGAAGATGTGTAATGTAATCATTCCAATTTGTGAACATTGGTGGCAACTCGTCAGGGCAATTGTAAAGTTCAAAACCACCTTTATTCAAAGTGTTCGCTCCTTTTATTCTTTTTACAACTTTATTCCATGTTTCTGGCTCTGCTTTTGGCAGATAAGACATAACACCTAACGAGTTTTCATGAAAAATTGAAGAAACTCTCATTCCTTGTAATGGGATTCCTATTTGATGTTGGTAATCGTAGATGGTGCAATAAGGAATTTTATTCTCATAGATAAAGTGCCAAACATCGTGAATGTTCCAATCGTAAATAGGGTAAAATATTTTTGCGAAACCAATGTTCTTGCCCCAAGTTATACCCTTGTAAACATTTCCTTGTGTCAATCCTAGAAGTCTCTTAGGTGATTCTTGCGTCCTAACACCGCCTATATTGGCGTAATTAGGGAAGTCGTGCTTCAATATTTTGTCAAAAACTTGGTTAAAATAAGTTTCTGGTGTAACATAATCGGCATGATGAATGCTAGTGATCTCTTTTGGTCTTATCCATTCAGATTCTTTCCCATCTTCCCAACAATAAAAATGCTGCTCGGTGCTATTTGTGCTTATATTGATTTTTAAAGGGATTTGATACCAGTATAAATCTACATCAGGGTCGTTTTGTGAAATTTTTATGATGTCGATTGCAGATTGAAGTTCCCCTTCTTGGTCTATGAAGATTGCCTTTACTGGAAGCTTACCTTGTTTTCTGGCTTCATCAATTGCAAGCTTCAAAATGACAGAACTATCTTTACCACCAGATATAGATACTACTATGTCGAAGTGGTCAAAAAGATACTTAAATCTTTGCCTTGCTGCATCAAGCGTTGATATTTCTAATTGGATTCTGCTCATTTGAATCTTGCATAAGTTTTCTGGATTCTGGTGGCATTGAGTTCGTTTCCTATAAAGTTCATATTGTGACTCAATGCTGCCTTCGCTGTAAGACCCAAACCACAACTTGTATCTATAGCGTATTCTCCTTCCATTAAATGTCCAGAAAATAAAAGGTCGAATACTGCTTGTACCGTTTGATTGTTGATTGTGTGGTGAATTGTGCTTAAATCTATCTTTAAGGGCTTGTCTGTTCTGAAAAACATTACCTGCATGGTGTAAGGCTTCTTTTTTGAGCCGTATAAAGTTTCAACAGAATCGCAATAGTGTAACCCTGCATTTTTTGCCTTTTCCTTTACTTTATCAACCCATCTGTTACCATATTCAATAACCACCCATCCGTCAGTAAAATTTACTGCATAATCTAAAACGTGGTCTAAAAATACATCGATATCGAAGTTTCCTGTTGATGTGAAAATGCCATTCATTTTTTTGTTCATAGTATCCCAATATTTTATGTTCCCATCGCCCCAAGGTGGGTCAGAATAAAATATCTTTGCCTTTATTCCATTTAAAAGTGAATAAATCTCACTCTTGTCGTGGATGTCACCTAGTCTTACTTTACTATCACCAAATTCTCTTATCATAATTCTGCTCTGTTTATTAAATCAACATCCGAATTCTTAATGTGTTTCTTAGATATCTGGCTAGTTCATAAAATTCATGCTTGTTAGACCAATTTTTTCTCAAAGTATAAGAATGCGGATTGCTAGGCATCGTCTTTGCAACATTAAACTTCATTGAGTTAAGTAAAGCTACTACTTCGTTTTCCTTAAGGTGTCCGCCAACCCCATCAAGATAAATGTCTGTTTTGTATGCGTTATCCCAAAACTCGTAAAAGCTAGTATCTTTGAATCTCCCAACAAATATTCCATGTGTTGGCATGTTCTCTTTTAGAAATCTTGCCAAAATGAAACTAAAGTCAAATTTGTGATTGTTTCCAAGAATATTAAGGCTAAAAACCTTGTTGTGACCGTCCTTGAATTTGTCCTTAAAAAATTGTATTAGTTTTTCCTTCTTATCATTTAGTTTTCTCTTAAATGATAATGTACATAATAAGCTGTCATTTGCATCAACTAGATATCTTAGCGAATGTACATCTATAAGATACTTTGGAATAGTAATGGTTGTAACATTTAGTTCTTCTTCTTGTGCAACAGAACTTCTTAACTCTAAAAAAATCTTCATTTCTTGTTTTTTTACTTGCTATTTTGAAATCTAAAAAGTCTAAGGAAGGAATACGCCCCTAGATAGTACTATTGGACTGGCCAACCCACCTTCAAATATTTGTTTTAAATAAAACATAACTTTCTCATGGTCGAAATCCTTACAAGAGTAAATGTCTATTGAAACATAGTTTTTCTCTGGGAATGTATGTAAAGTCATATGTGATTCAATGAAAATGATTCCGCCTGTAATACCTTTGTCATTTTCGCATACCAACGGTTCCCCAACTTCATAAAGAAACACTTCTGACAAAGGGTTCATTTCTATTAGTTTGGTCGAATGTATGATGACATCATTGATAAGCTGAATATCTCCAAGCTTTGTTTTAGAGCAATTGTAAATGTCTAATATTAAATGCTTACCGTTCTTCATATGACTTTATTCTTTGTTGCGGAAACCATTATTGGCTGCATTGGTTGACCAAATGTAAGCATCTTTATCCAAACTTCCCCATCAGATTGGTCTAACTGCTCTTTGGTCATTTTGAAACAAAAAGATACGCTTCCTTCATCTTTGTTGAAATATGCAGGAAGAGTGTTGTATTCTTCTTGATCTTCTGCTATTCTCACATTCACTTCATCAAATTCAATTGCTTTCATTTTAATTTCTGTCTTTAAATTTAAAAATAGGAAGATTGGAGTCATTTACACTCCATGACATTATGAAGTAATCAGACCCATTCGTAAATTGGTATGAGAAGTTTTCTCCATCATCAAGTATGGTTTTTTCAAAGTAGTAATCTTTGAATTTTGTGACCATAGTTTTTAAAACCTTGTATGCCACTTTCTCATGACCATCTTTTGTTATTAAGCCACAATCTTTGAACGGCTCGAAAGGTTCATCTTGAAGCTGATAAACAAAGGTCGTGTAAACTCCATATCTCATTGCGTGTGCAATAGTCCTAAGAATAAATGCAGCTTGAATTGTCTCACCGTCATTGTCACCGCCTAAAGCATAGGATGAGTATCCGTATTCTGTTAGATGCCACCTATGATTAAGATTGTTCTTTTCAATATAGCTGTGCATGTCTCTAATCTTGGTCAACACAGACGGGTTATCTTTAAATAAACTAACTTCTGGCGGTATAATGAGTTGGAACTTGGCATCAAAAGAGTATGCGTGCATCTGTATATCAGTGTATAGATTTATATTGACATCTTCAATTCTAGTGTTCTTTGCTTTCTCTTGCCAAAATTCATATCCAGATGCAGTTCTGTCAGATGTGCAAAATCTTATGTTTGATTTATTCTTAACTAAAGCATCGTGCATGCCTTTAGCCCATTGGTTATGATGTTCTATACTAGGTTCTCCATGTGGTTCATTCCAAGCTTCAATGACATCAATTTCATCTTCTAAACTCTTTGACATATAATGACCATATTTGAAACCTGCCCAATAAGGGTCGCTTTTCATTTCTTCATATGTGAGAGACTTGTTAGGATATTTTAAATATATCTGGTTTCCTTTTCCATCTTGATTAAAAATGAGTTCTGGTGAAGCAAAGTTTGTTTTAAATAAATTATCATAAATGCAGAATCTTGACTTCCAAGCGGCATTTGTTGTTCCCCATCCACTATTTATATTAGGGCATGTGGCCATGTTGGGTTCTGGAAATTTTATTTTAAATGGAAGTTTGATGCCATTTTTATTTACAAAATCATGAGAAGCTAAAACGAATATTCTGTTTGCTGAAAAAATGGATGCTTTCGACCGTAGTGTGTCATCAAGCCAACCATCTGTCTTAGAACCTAGTAATATGTTCCCATTAAACCCTATAACATCGTAAAATGTCCTGTGGTTTGTTTCTGATGGCTCTGGTGGCTCTATTACTGGTGGCTTGGTGTGACTGGTGTCTGAAATGGTTATCGTTCCTTTAAACCACCCGAATTTTTCGGAGTTCAAATCTAGTTTGATAATTTGACCACTCAATTGAAGCGTCAAAAATAAGAGTATGGGTATCATTAAGTTTTTCATAGGTCAAAGATAGTCATTTGTTGTATAATATCAAAATAAGACCCACCAAATGGGAATGGCAGGTCTAACGGCAATCTAATACGTTCGGCTAGTTAACAACAACAAACATCCCATTTCGATTAGATTGTTTGAGTGGTCTAATTCTCTCTAGTATTTGGTACTAGGCATAAATTAGACACTCGCTTTATGGTGCATGTCGACTTTCATACGTTTTACATGCACACGTCCTGTTGGATTTGTCTTTATTGTGGAGTTGTGACAGTTATAAAATTAGAGTTAAATTTTGAATAAGGA